CGCAGGGCGCACCCCCAATGCCGCCTCCGGGCGGCGCCATGCCTATGTAGGAGAAAACCTATGGACCTTTTTAAGCCGCGTGGCGCCGCGAGTGTTCGTCGCCCGACTGACAACAGCCAGCAGAACGGTCAGATCATCAACACGCCGCGTTATGCGACGATGGGTGGTCTTTCCACCGCCGCCAAAATCGGGAGCAAGAACAAGATGAATATTGTTCCGCCCGGTGATGGCAAGCGCGTAATCTAAGCCAGAGGTAGGGAAACATGGCTTCGCTTGAAGATTTGACACCAGATGCGCGGGATGAGTTGGCTCTCCTCGCGCGTCAACTTGCAGAAAACCCACACACTCGCAAAGAGTTTTTGCGCCTGACAAAGCGGGCCAAGCCCGACATTCCTATTCCAGAGTTGGAAATTGAGGATTCTGTCACGCGCCAAACTCAAGCCTCTAATGCCAAGGTTGAGGCGCTTGAGGCAAAACTGCGCGAGCGTGAGGCGATGGACGAATTGTCGCGTCGTCGCAACGCCCTTTTGAAGAAGGGCAAAGTTTCTGATGAATCCGAGATTGAGCAGATCGAAAAGATCATGCTCGAGAAGGGCATCACTGACCATGAAACCGCAGCGGACTACCACAAGTGGATGCGCGAGCAAGCAGCGCCGACGCCAACTTCTTTCACACGCAATGTGATGGATGTTACGGCGCGCAGCACGCTTTCGTCCTTTTGGAAGAACCCGCAAGTCGCGGCACGAGATGAGGCGAGCAAGGCTCTGATGGAACTTCGGGGAAAACCCAACCGTCCCATTGGACTTTGATCGCATCTAGGGAAACGTAACTTCGCTTCGGAGATAAACCATGCCTATCGGTGGTGGTATTCTTCCGGCTACGGGTAGTACGCAATACACCGAGTTGACTTATGTGACTCGTAGGGCGTTTATCCCGAAGCTGGTTGTTCAAATCTACAACAGCACCCCGCTCATGGCGGCGCTCATTGCCAATAGCCAACAGGCTACGGGCGGTGTGTCCTCCGTGACCGTTCCGGTGCAAGGCGCTCAGTTCGTCAACGCCCAATGGTCTGATTACAGCGGCTCCTTTGCGCAGCCGTCTGTACAGCAGGGCGCGTACAACGCTGAGTTTAACCTGAAACTGATGATCGCGCCCGTGCCGTTCCTCGGCATGGAAGGTGCGGTGCAGCAGGATCACGCTATTATTCCGCTCATCGAGGCTCGCATGAACGATGCGACCAACGTGATGATGGATGGTATGGCTACCGCGCTGTACACCAACACGACCAACACGCAGCAGTTCACGGGCCTGCCCGCCGCTGTTGACGATGGCACCGGCACCGCGACCTACGGCAACATCAATCGCTCGACCTACACTTGGTGGAAGTCGAAGCAGTATGCCGCTGGTTCCGTGAACCCGACCCGTCAGAACATCCTTCAGTACATTTCCGGTACGGTGAAGAACGGCGCTGAAGTGCCGACCTTTGGCGTGTGCGGCTTTGGTACTTGGACGCTGCTGGCGCAGGATTACGTGGGTCAAGAACAGTACGTCATTACGCCGGGTTCCGGCTTTGATGGCGACCCGAATGGTCCGCAGTCCGGCTTCCGCGCCCTTATGGTCGCTGGCGTGCCGATTTACCCCGACCCGTACTGCCCAGAAGGCACGGTGTACTTCCTGAACACCAACTACCTGTCGCTGTATATTCACGACCAGGGTTCGTTCGTGTTCACGGGCTTTGAGTCCACCCTGCCGAATTGGCAGATTGGTTATGTTGGTGCCGTTCTCATGATCGCGGAATTGGTGAATACCAAGCCCAAGGCCATGACGAAGGTCACTGGCTACAACAGCTTGAGCATCTGAGGAGGATTGAACCATGGCTCTTGGCCTTAACAAAATCCTCGTTGCGAACACATCCGCCAACACTTCTGGTGCGTATCTTCAGCCGGTTTCTGTTGCGAACGTTGGTGCTGGCAATGCCACCGCCATGTCGAACTCGCAGTTTATTCCGGCTGGTACGTACCTGATGCTGCCGGCGGCGAACGTGACCATCGAGGTCAACAACTACACGGGCACCGCTAATAGCTGGACGACCCTTCTCGCCAATAACACTGGCGGGGTGCTGATTTCCGATGGGTTCAACGTGCGCGCTAACGCGGTCACGGGTACTCAGACGGTGACGCTCCTCACGGTGAATGGCGGTCAGGCAGCTTCCGGCACCTACAACTCGTAAGGAGGCGTAGGTATGGCAAACGGCAACGCTGTAGGTAACAATCTCCCGACTTCCTTCGCACGTTATGTGCTGGGGGAAGCGCGCGGGGTTTCTGTTGCCTCTACGGGCAATGCCGTAGCGACCATTCCGATTTTGTCGGGTGGTCTTACGGCTAACACCGGGGCTTACATCATTCGTGAAATCACGGTGATGAACGCCAACAAAAGCATTGCTACGGCAAACGTGATTGTCCTCACCACCAGTGATGGCAATGCGTCCAACAATGCGTCAAACGCTACCGTGCTTTCCAATGTGAGTGCTGCCACTACGAAGTGGCAAGACCTGACGTTGTCAACCGCGACTGCGACTGATGCGTTTACGGCGCCGGCTTTGTTCGTGAAGGTGAACACGGCGGTTAGCGGGGGAACCTGTGACATCCGTGTGGTAGGGACTCCGGTAAACCTGTGACCGATACCGTATATGTGCACAACGATGGCTCGATGCCTCTGACCGATGGTTGGGATGGGAAGACTTATACTTTCCTTCCTGGCGAAACGGTGGAAATACCGGTGTTCGTCGCTGGTCACATATTCGGTTATGGTTTCGAGGACAAAGTCCCGCATGTAACGCGGCTTGGTTGGGCAAAAACGGCCAATGATGTGCCGAAAGCCCTAACGTGGCTTGAGAACTTCAAGATCACGACTGAGCCACCCCAGGTTCGGCGCTCAAGTTTCCCGGCGCCGGACTCCGGCAAACCTCTCCCGGCTGTGGCTTCCCCGCGCCGGGAGAGGGGAGTCCAATCTGCCGCCACTATTCAGTGAGGTGCGTAAATGGCTGTTACATTGTCGCAGTACATTACGCAGTGCCGGCGGCTTCTGCATGATGCCAACGGCAACTTCTACACGGATCAAGAACTAACTGATTACATCAATGATGCGCGTAATCGTTTGGTGCGCGATACTGGATGCTTGCGCACGCTACAGACAAGCGCCACTGTAACTAATCAAGAAACCTATGCGTTTTCGTCGTTGCCGCAGGGCACCCAGACGATGGATATTATCAACATTAATTTGTACTGGGGTAATTCTCGCCTGCCGCTGTTGTACCGGCCTTGGACCGACTTCAACGCGCAACTGAGGTATTGGCAGAATTATACTGGGCGCCCGGTGGCTTTTAGCATGTATGGGCCGCAGCTTATTTACCTGGGTCCGGTGCCCGATCAGGTTTACACGATGGAATTGGATACGGTCATTGAGCCGTTGCCGCTGGTTGCGGCTTCTGACCCTGACACGATCCCTGACATTTGGACTCAGCCTGTGGCGTATTACGCCTCGCACACCGCCAAGTTTAAGGAGCAATCCTATGGCGAGAGCGAAATCTTCAAGCAACAGTATGTGAAAAACGTGCAGGCGTTGCTTGTCGGTACTTATACCCGTAGGTTGCCCACGGCTTACTCGCAGGCGTACTAGCCATGGCCGCAGCCGAGCAACAGAAAAAATATCATGTCACCAAGTCCTTCAAAGGGTTGAACACGAAGGCCAACCGCACTTCTATTGACCCTGATGAGTTTGCTTGGATTGAAAACGCGCAGCCCATTGGCGCCGGCAACATCAAAATCACGCCAGCACAGGTAACTGTTACTAACAGTGGCAATAACACTGTAGCGTTTGCTAATACCGTTTCGACGTTTGAAAGCGTAAACATCAACAATAACGATTATTTGTTGGCGTTTGAGTCAAATGGTGCGGCCCAGGCTTTCAACATTACGACAAGCACTTTATCGAACATTGGCGCGGCGGGTACGTTTAGTAACTCAGGTGTGCAAATTACTCAGTGGAAAGACGAGCGTGCCATGATTATTGACCCTGCGAAGGGTCTTTACACATGGGACGGCACTAGCCTCATTACCATCGGCTCTGTTGGCACGATTGCGGTTACAAATGGTGGTACTGGTTACACGTCGGCGCCGGCAGTTAGCATTAGCGCCCCGAATGAAGCTAATGGTGTTCAGGCAACGGCTGTGGCGTTTGTGACGGCTAATGCGGTTAGTGGTATTAGCATTACGGAGGCGGGTACTGGTTACACCTCTGCCCCTACTGTTACGCTGACCGGCGGTGGCGGCTCAAATGCGGCTGCGATTGCCTCCTACACAACCTTCAAAACCGGCACTGTTTCGGTAACGGTGCTCAACGGTGGCACGGGTTACACCAATGCGGCGAACATCACGGTTTCGTTTAGCGGTGGCGGCGGGACTAACGCGGCAGCTACGGCGGTTACTTCGGGCAATATCATCACTCAGATCGTGATGACCAACCCCGGCGACGGGTACACTTCGGCTCCGACGGTCACGATTACCGGAGGCGGCGGTTCCAACGCTATTGTGCGTGCCAATGTGGTGACGCAGCCTAATGTGGATGTTGAAACCTTCAGCGGGCGTGTTTGGGTGGCGCAGGGGCGGAACGTGTATTTTTCCGCTGCTAATAGCTATTCGGATTTCACGTCTATTAGCGCCGGCTCGCTGACGCTGACTGACGCAACATTACACAATAAT